TATAAATATAGTTGTGTTAGTTGGTTCATAAATCTATTGTATTAGTATTTCGTGACATTATTTTTGCTTTCAATTTTTGTTTGTCAATCTTATGGCAAAGAAACAAATGCACCTCGTGTACATTCATTTCCAAGATGCCATCTATTTTCCAAATTTTGCCTTTAGCCAATTCTTCAATCGTAGCGTACCATCCCCATTTTTCGAAGTAGTCCGCTGCGCTACTTCCTTCGCTTGTTCCGCTACCATATATTTCGCTGTATAACTCACTAATTCGTTGGTTAAACTCGAAAAAAAAACCAGTGCACCATTAACAATTGATAGCGGCGTGTGTTTCATTATGTTGGCATACTGTTCTGTACCTTGATATTTTATGATTTCGTAGTTGCCTAAAGCATCTTTGTTTTTAATAGGTCTAAATAAAACAGCAATAAGTCGATGCATTTCGTTTATATCAGTACCATATTTTGAAATGTCTATAAACTCTCCTTGTGTGATTTTGTCTAAGTTTGGAATAAAACCAAACTCAACATCTTTGATAAAAAAAGTTGGTTTAAATTCCACTGTTTGATTTAATGCAATGTCAATCTGTTCCGTGATTTCTTTGTAGTCCTGCGAACTAATCAAATCAATTCGAGTGCGTTCTAAACCTGTAAAGATTTGTATTTTTCTTTTATTGAAATTATACTTGTCAAGGTCTGTCCTTTCCAATAGTTCATTGTACAATTGGAATTGATGTAGGGTAATGTCGGCTATAGATTCTGGAAGTACTATGCGCATATTAAATGTGTTTCCAAATTTTATTATTCAAAACATAACTTATCAATGATTGGTCTACATTGTATATTCTTGATAATTCAATTTGTGTTTTTGATTTTCCTATTTTTCTTATTTCTAAAACTTCTTTTTCGGTTAATTTAGATAAGCTTCTTTGCTCTCCTTTACTTGTAATAATTAAGCCAGTATCGTGAGCGTGTTGCATATTTTCTTTAGATGTTACCCATTCTAAATTATCTAATCTGTTATCATTTCTAATTCCGTTTATATGATTAATTTGCGGTTTATTATCAGGGTTTGGAATAAACGATTTTGCTATCAATCTGTGTGTGTTAAAACTTTTTGCTTTAAAATTAACACATAGAGAAACTTTATAATACCCCGTACAACTTAAATAATTTTTCAGTACTTTTTCGTTTCCGTATTTTAAACTCTTAACGTTTCCTAAATTTGACACTTGGTAGATTCCCTCGTACCCATCAATGTCTTTGTATGTTTCTTTCATACCATAAAGATAACGCTTTATATTATCTTTTCATACTATTAAACTATTATTTTTGATTATTGTTATCTAATGTCGTGATTGAAACCTCCCGTAAGGTTATATGATATATTATAACGTGCTGCATCTAATATGTGATTCCAAGCATCGAGAAACAACTTACTGCCTTTATCTGTATAAACATAGTTGTTCAACTCCTTGCCTATATTTTCGCCCTCAACTATTAATTCATAATCTTGCATTATAGCGATACCAGCACTAATCGAACCGGCTCCCTTGGTAGTGCCTACTATCCTACAACCGTGTTTTACTAATTCATCTATTAAACGAGGTTCAGCACTATCGGCAACTATTAGTTTTTGACCACATATTGTTTTGTTTATGTGTGCTATTTCGGACGTGGTTAACTTTGGCTTATAAAGATGCTCTTTTAGATATATTCGTTTTTGTTTCCTGTCAATTGCGACCTCAACTAGTGTTGTAGGATCAATAGAAAAACCATAATCCTGTCCGAATGATGTTTGTAAGTTGTCAGGATTGAACGCTCCGTACTTCCAATTAGTAAATACAACTCCCTCGGCTTTATCTAACCAACCACCAAGTATAACGTGTTGATATTTTTTAGGATTGTTTACTTTTACTTTTTCAACTTCGTCTAAAAAAGATTCATCTAAATTATCTAAATTGTCTAAATATGTCGTATGAATATACGTAGTATTTCCTTTAACCCCATTAAAGCCTTCAGTAATTCCTTCTTGTTCAAAGAATTTTTTGTAAATCCAATGCTCTTTTGTTGCTGGATTTAAAATAAGTATTACACGATTCTGTTTTCCTTTTTGTCTAATAGATAAATTAATCTTATCAAATACAGTTTCGTCTATTAACTCTTCAGCTTCGTCTAATATCCATGTTGTAACCCCTTGTAAAGACTTTAAATTTGCTGTTTGGTCTCCTGATGATGTCTTTATCCCTTTAAATATTATTTCGCTTCCAGACTTCTTATTTCGTATCTCTGATTTATTTATTTCAAAGAAATCATTTAATTCTAACAAATCAATCTTTTCTTGAAACTCTGGAATGATTGAAAGGTGCGCAGATGTCATTGTTTGTCTTGTGAATAATATCTTATGTCCTGTTTCAAACGACAAAAGGCTGGTAAAAGTACCAACCCCGAATGATTTACTTGAACCCCTCCCACCTGTTATAATAAAATATCGGGTGTCGTTTTCAAATAACGAACTATATTTTTGGTTTAGAGTTATCAAAACTGATTACATCTTTTATGTCGAAGTTGTTTAAATTATGCGTTGTTTCAATTGTTTCTTTTGGCTTTCCAAATATATGTTCAGCAATAAACATTTGCCCACGCTCAAAAGAATATAATGTTTTTGCTAATTCTAATTTAGCTTCTTCATCTGTATCAACATCTTTAACGATTTTAATCATAGACAAAAAAACCTCGTTAGCTTTTTCTATATCTGCTTTTCTTTTAGCTCCTGCTCCTTCTCTTTTTCCTCCTTTACCTGCCATTTGATTTTAGTATTGATTATTCAATTTCAAAGGTTTTCTAAAATAAAAATAATAATTAAATAAAAATACACTTTTTACACGCCCGTTTCTAACGCTAAAAAAAGCACTATTCTTATGTGTTATATGAAAATGTATAAAAGATAATCTAAATAAGTATTTTTGTTTAAGTTTCATAACTATCATAAACTTTATCTAATTTATCAATCATTGAAATTAACGGCTTCGGACTACAACTTGCACACGGAAACCAAACTGGACGATTAAAAACACTTGCATATAATTCACAAACATAATTAACTTGTTCTCGGCTTATTGTAAGAGTTCGTATTGCTTTAAAATCTTTCCAAGATGTAAATTCATCTTCTGTTAAACATCGTGCTTTAAATCGATACGGAAATAACTCGTTTAGCTTTTCTTTTCTCTTTTCGCATCCGCAATCTTTGCCTTCGACAAATATTTGTAATCCTGTAGCGTGAATTATCTTTTCTAAGGTATCTCCTAATCCTCTACTTTTTTTTGGTCTTGCCATTTTTCAAACGTTTATTTTTATACAAATCAATATCGTTTCCTAAAATTGTTTTTCTTGCTTTATCTAGTTCCCTATGAATTAAACCATAATTAATATGCTGGTACTTTTCCGAAATTTGTCTAACTGAAAGATCGTAACTTTCTTTTAGTAATCCATTTTGAAGATATGATAATCTTTCACAATCTTGAATAATAGATAATTCGTAATCGTCTGCCTCAAAATTATTATTATTATCTGCTAAATTATAAAAATTATCAATTGAAACATTATTTTTTGATTTTATGTAATCTAAAAATAAATTTCGAATAGTCCTGATAACATAAAAATCATTTATTTCTTTTTTACAATCGAATAATTTCAAATACATATCCGAAACTAAATCGTCTGCTAACATTTTATCTTTACAAATTACGAATGCGGTCTTTCTCCAGAATTCATCTTTTTTGCAAAGCACGTCTAACATTCGTTTTGATTTTAAAAAACCGCTTACAACCCTAAAATCATAAGCGGTAAAAATTATTAGTAATTATGAATTGTAAATATACAAAAAATATTTAACTATCCAAATATTTGTTTTTTTGCGGTTTGAGTTAGTTCAAATTCAAAAAGTATAATATCTTCTAAATCCTTAAACATTTCACATATTACTTTGTAATCAAAGCCTTTTTGCCAAACAAACAAACATCTTTCTTTTGCTTCTTGGTATTTTTCACGATAAATATTAGCGTCATTTGAAAAACTCATTGATGATGGGTAAAATTTGTTTTCCAAAACATTCCCGTCTTCATCACAAGGGACAAACATCCATAGTTATAAAGGTTGTTTTAAAAACATAGCGTAATCAACTATCTGCGAAAATCTTTGTTGTCTATAATTGTTTTGCTCTAATACAAAATCCCTCATTGATATTAATCTTTCCATACTATCTGAATTTTACGTCCTAATTCTTTTTCTATTTGTTCTAAGGTCATTTTTTCGGGTTGGATTATTGTGGCGAATTCACCATTAGAAAACACACAAGTTCCATTAGAGAAGACTTTATTTGACCTTAAGTCGTACCTAAAATCACCATTACAAGTACCTACGTAATCACTAACGCAAGAATTAAACTGTACGCCTTCTTCAAACCCTCTTTTCTCAGCCTCACAAATCAAAGCGGTTTCAGCTTCTTGTGGGGTGGCTAATTCCCATCTGTCAAAACTAAATCCTAAATTACTACCATTCGTATTGTACCATCCTTCGCTATCAAAACCATATCTTCCTTTTTCTTTAGTTTCTAAATAAGTGAAAAGTTTTCGGTTTTTCTTATCTATATACCACCTACCAACTTCCAACTCTTTTTTAAAATCATCTGGGAACCATTGTTTTAAATTTTTATCAACTTCTGCGCTTCTTATTTTGTTTAGCGTATTGATTTGTTGTTTTGAAATCTCGTAAACATCGGTTTCAATTCGACACGCCTCAAGGAATATTTTAGCGTTGAATGTTTCGTGGATTTCATCAGTGCTACTCCTGTCAAAAGTCGGCGCATTGGTTATTGATTTGTCCTCAAAAAGAACTATATAAGTTTTTTTCTTGAATTTACCAAGCAAAAAAATTCTTATTCCTTCCGGAATCCTACCCTTAATCGAATCCCATTGTTCTTGTGTGTATTTCATTGCAATTGCTTTTTTCATAATTATTTATTTTTAAATTTTAATATTTCAGCATCAACTAACGACAAACATTTGTCGTATATTTCAATTGGCACACCTCTTTTATAAAGTGTTTTAGTTTCGTAAGGTGTTTTGTGTCTCCCTACATTTTCTTTTGATCCTGAGCCTTGTTTACGTTTTGGGTGTTCCATCGTATTTTTTCATTGTAGTGGTGCTTCCCACTTGTTTATAGACTTTTGAAAATTCTTTTGCGAATTGTTCTCTTTTCGCTTGTTTTTCTAATTCTTTAATTGAAGTTGCCATGATTTTTAGTTTTGAAGGATCTCAGTATCCCACTTTGTAATATTAAAACTGCATTGTGTTGCGCTTCCTGCCAAATAACAAGCTGTAATGAGTATTGATATTATAAATATATTTTCTTTCATAATTTTATTAGTTTAAATTGTTAAGTTATCAGGATAAACAATCCCTTTAGTATTGTGAAGGCAAAACGCAATTTTACCTAATTTATTTAATTCATCTATTCGTAATTTTTGCAACTCTTTAAGGGTATCTTTACCCTCTTTGCATTCAATCCAAATATCGGTTTCGTTTTCCTTCATACATAAAACATCAGGATAACCATTATCAGATAGTCTAATAATTTTCAATACTGTCCATCCGTTAGACTCGTAATTTTTAATCGTTTTGGTTTGAAAACTTGATGCCATAATCTTTTTTGAATTGTGATAAAGTGTAGTTTTTTTTACCCATTATCGATTTATAAATATAACTTTCAATGCCTCCTTTTGCAAAAATCCAAAATACATTGTTTTCTTTTCTGTCCATTGTAGTTAATCTATCCCGACTTTGCCAATAAGAGGTGGCTGAAAAATCAGGTGTTAAATAAATTAAGTAATCCGCATTTTTCAAACTAATTCCTTCGCGTCCAGAAACAATTTGCAAAGCGATATTTTTATTAGTTGTGTCGAAAGTTTCTAAATCAAAACAAACATCATCCCCGTAAAATCCTTTTATCATTTCAAGTTCCATCTGAAATTTATAGAATATTGCAATCTTATTATTTTTGAATTTTTTATCGATAAAAACCAATTTTGAATTATCTAAAACTATTCCATTGCCACTTTCTAAAATAACGGTTCCAGAATAAAGTTGATGCAATTTACTCATAAGTTTAACCCCAGTATCGGCTAAAATCATATCAGTTGAGCCTTTGAATAATTTATCTTTTTTCAATGTCTTAGAAATATTATAAATTATTGGCTTCATTTCTACTTCTAAAATAGTTTCGTTTACTTTCGTTTCAAACCCAGCCTGTTCTTGAGTAAAAGTAATCATATATTTTTGAGTTAATTTTTTAATACGTTCCTGATACGCCTGTGAATAATCATTAACCTCTGCATAACCAAGATACTTTTTTTTAACGTTAACATAATCTTTTGCCCATTTATAAAAATTAACATAGTCTTTGAAAGGCGTGTAATTCGACAACCAAAATTGATGATAAATTTGAGAGTAACTTTCTGGCGTTGGTGTTCCACTTAAAAATATCATTGGCAAGTGAGCAAACTTTTCTTTGATTATTTTAGTTGCATTGTTTGGCTTCGGAAAAGCTCCATTTCTATGATGCTCATCACTAATAATTAAATCATATTTTTCTTTGATTAAATGAACACTTTCGTTATTTATAATAGTTAGTTCGTATTGATAATTTAACGCCTTATAATCGCTTAAAATTGAGTTAATAGCTTTTTTCTTTGTTAAGAATAAAACATTTAATGCACCGTGTAATTTTGCAGTTTCTAAAGCCATCAATGTTTTTCCTGTGCGAACCTCGCAACATAAATAAACAATTTTTAACCGTTGCAATATTTCCTGTGCTTTTTCTGCTATTTCTGTTTGATATTGTCTTAATTCCATAGTTTTATTATTTTTTAGTGTAACATTATAAAAAATGTTACAGTGAATGTTACAGTGAATGTTACAGTAGTTTTTCAATGTTTATAAGTCTTCACACCGTTTTTACTGTAACATGTTACACTTTGTGTTTAAAATTAATTATTTTTTTTATTTTACTTTTTTTTATTATTTCTTACTGTAACTGTAACATGTTACACTTTTTCTTTGTTAAGTACTATAAACATTGACTTTTTACTGTAACATT